ACTGCATGCCGCCCGGCGTCTTCGTCGCATTCACGCCGAAGTAGGTGTCGGCGTCGAACGGCTTGCCGCCGAGGCCAACGCCATAGGCTGCTGGGGCGCCACGCTGCGTGGGCTTGATGAACTGTGCTGACAGAGGGCCGAGGCCTGCTGCGACGCCTGCGACGCTCGGCTGGCCGGCAACGCGGTCGTTCGATGACGAGAACGCAGTGCCAGACAGCGGCCCCATGCTGCCGCCAATGTTGGCGCTGTAGCCACCGCCGAGGATCGGCTGCGCGCCTGCCCGGATCTCCCGGCTGACGCGGTTCATGCGCTGGGCGGCTGTTTCGTCGTCATCAAGCGGCATATGGGTTGCCCTTCGGTCGATCATCGTAAGCCCGTGGCTCTGGCGGCTCAGGGCGCGTGACGCGGATCATATCGCGATCGGCGATATAACGTAAGCCCTGCACGGCTGCGTCCATCAGATCGTCGTGCGGGATCGTGTCTTTGCCAGAATAGGTGCAGAGCTGCTCGATCAGCGGCTGCGCCCAGCTCACGAACTCGCCCGGCACCTTGCTGCTTTCGGTGATCCACACGCGCCCGGCTGCGAAGAGCGGCGAGATCGCGTGCAGGCGGTCAAGCTTGCTGGCCCTGCCGGGGTTGTAGGGCGCGGCGATCAGGCCTTCGCGGGCCATCATCTGCCGCAGGCTGATGCCTGATCCCTTGTCTTCAATGAGCATGACGTCAGGCTTGCGCCCAGAGTCTTCCATGTAGCTGGGGCCGACCAGCGGCTTGATGAGGGCCTTCTGCCGGGGCGAATAGACGGCCTTCATTTCCTTCTTGGCGCGCACGATGAGATCGGGAAAGCCGAGCCGCTCTTGCCAGCAATCAAGCAGGATGATGTCCCGGCGATCGGCGCGCGGGCTGAACACGCCCCAGACGACGCAGGCTGAATAGTCTGGGTCGGACCCGCCGCCTGTTTCTTCGGTGAATGCAGTGTCGAGCGAGAGCACGACGAAGTCGAGTTCTGGCAGGTCGCCCCGCCATTGCTTGATCTGCGATCGGCGGATGATGCCCATTTCTTCGGGGTTGATCACCTCGGCGTGGATCTCTTGGCGCCCGATCGTTGTGCCCTCGTAGCGCAGGATCTGGTCGCGGAATGTTGGCGCGAGGTTGTCGAGATTGGCATAAGTGGACGCGCGGGTGACGGCAACGTCTTTGCCTTCGCGCTTGAGCAAATTGCGGATGATGGTGTTCGGTTTAGGCGTTGTCGTGCAGATCAGCCGGGGCCGATCGCCGAGGCGCATGCCGAACATAAGCAGGTCGAAGGCCTCGTCGGCATACTGCCACGCTGCCAGCTCGTCGAGCCATCCACCATGGAACTGGGGACCGCGAAAGCGTTCTGGCTTTTCGGCTGTGATGCCCTTGAGGATAGATCCGTTGGCGAGCTTCAGCTCGACGTCGCTCTTGTTGTACGACGCCACCAGCTCGCGGGGGACGACGTTGAGCAGGCCGGATTCACCTTCGAAGCAAACGCCGATCAGGTCGCCGTAGGTGGGGGCTGAGACCAACCAGCGGGTGCCCGGCTGCATGGCTGCCCATTCGCCGATCGTCTCGGCAGCGGTGCGGGTCTTGCCGGCGCCACGGCCTGCGAGCAGCAGCCAGACGGTCCAGTCTTCGCCGGGTGGCGGGATCTGGTGATCGAGACGTTTCCGCAGCCATCCCATCCGCCAGTCTGCGAGGACGCGCTCCTGCGGGGTCAGGCGGTTCCACAGCTCAATTAGATTTGCCATTCTTTTCAGCCATTGCGAGCAGGGCCATGAGGTTCTCGCTGGGCCCTGAGTTCACTTCGACCTTAGCGTCGATATCGACGCGGTCGCCCCACTTCTTCGGGCTGACCTTGCCGGCGTACCACTTGCGCGCATCCATGCGGTTGCGTGCGATGGCCGGGTCTTTTTCGGTGTCGGCGATGGCGATCACCTCGGCTGCGAAGCGCTCCTGCTGGATCTCGCGCGCGTGCGCGTAAGCCTTTGAAAAGTCTTCCTTGTCCCTCAGCCATTTGTAGATGGTAAATTCTGATGGGCACCAGTCTTCTTGGCAGATGGCGAAGACGGGTTTTCCGTTGGCGATCTCGGTGCAGATACGCTCGGCGAGTTCTTCGGAGTATTTTGAGGGTCGGCCCATGACCATGGGTTTTGTGTCCTACTGTTAGAACCCGGCCCCGCGTTCACAGTGAAGTGCGGGGTCGCTGAGGCAACGGGGCCGGGCGTCCGAGGGGACGGGTTAATCTTACAGCGCGGCCATATAGGTTTCAATCATGAGATTGAGTTGCTCGCGCTCGTCTGGGTCCATCTTACGCAGGGCGATGACCTTGCGGATGATCTTGGGTTCGAAGCCGTTTGATTTGGCTTCTAACAGCACGTCTTTGATGTCGGAGAGGATGGCTGCTTTCTCTTCCTCAAGCCGCTCGATGCGCTCGACGATGCTTTTGAGTTGGTTGTTCTGCATTGTATGACCTCCAAAATTGCTTGGGCGTGTTCCAAGCACCAACAGCACGGCTCTGCGCATGGCTGGCCGGTTCCAAAGGAGCAGATCACCATGGCTATGTCGCGCTGCATGGCCTTTCATAGCACCCCCAAAAAAATTTGCAAAGACCAGAAAAAAGTTCTTGTACGGAAAATCGAATCATGAGACAAAGGGTCATCGAAACAGACCAACCCAACGGAGACCAGACCAATGAACATCATCGACACCCTCACCGCCCGCATCGAAGACTACCGCGCCACCAATAAGAACCCTTGCAAGAACTACGCGACCCGCGAAGCTGCTGAGAAGGCGACTGCGCAGGCTGCCCAGAAGGCCGCGACCTACTTCGACAAGGCTGGCCGCGCGGACGCTCCTGCCGCCCGCTATGTGGTGTTCTTCAACGAGGCTTGGGGCCGTTGGGTCGGCGCGATTGACCTGACCGAGCTTCTGCGCCGCGAGAACAGCACCGGCGGCTATCTGGGCATCTGCCCCGGCTTTTACACCTACTGAAGGAGACCAGACCAATGAACATCCTCGACTTCGCTGAAACCCACACCTCCCTGAAGCGCCGCCCGACCGAGACCCTCGTCTCGCTTGCACGCACCCTCTGCACGGTGAAGACCATCAACAACGTGACGACCGTCAACGCGGCCATGCTGATCCTGCTCGACCGCCTCCACGACCGCGCCTATGACGCCCTGTGGGCGGAGCTGGAGGAGGCAGGCTTCCACGCCGGTGACGAGCCCGAGCACGCAAACCTTGAGGAGTACGCGCGCTTCTGAAGACCAGAAAAAAGTTCTTGTCTCGATCATCGAATCATGAAATAAAGATCAGGTCAGACCAACCCAAACCAAGGAGACCAGCATGAAGAAGACCCCTAAAGCCAAGCGCGGCGACGTGTTCGTGCTCGAACGCACCAGCGTCTCGACCGAGGCCAACACGTTCAAGAAGAACACCTATGTCAGCTATTGCTTCGCGATTGTGGCCAAGGTGAACCGTCAGGGCATCGTCACCGAGTGGACGAAGCATGACCTGTCCTGCAACAGCCCGGTGGACATCAAGAGCGAGCGTGTGATGCTGATCAATGCGCCTGCGCTTCAGGCGGCTGCGCGCGACGTCTACAGCATCTATTCGAAGATCGACAATTTCTTCACCAGCAAGGAGCGCATCAGCGCCCTCGTCCTCGACCGCGCCGAGGCCCTGCGCTGACCTGACCAAAGCTGGGCCGGTAATTCAATTGCCGGCCTTTGCCGACCAGAAAAAAGTTCTTGTCTCTAAAACCGAATCATGAGACAAAGGGTCATCGACCAACGGAGACCAGCCCAATGAGCCAGACTTTCCCCCACATCGAAGTGCCGGACCATATTGAGAACCACGCCAAGTATATCGCTGCTGCGCATGCTCGCATTGCAGCCAACCGCGCCAAGGGTGCCCGCGCCCGCTGGCTGAAGGAAAGCCCGACCGCCCAGCGCTGCATCGACTTTCTGTTCGAGCTTGGTGAGTTCGATCGCACGTCTGGCCAGCACCCCACGGTGAAGGCTGCTGCCGGTGAGTTTTACGGCAAGCTTTACACCAGCCTGTGCGACTGGGGCCGCCTCACATCCGGTCAGGAAGCAGCCTGCCTGCGCCTGATTGACGGCGCTGTCGAGCGCCTTGCCAAGCGCGAAGCGACCATTGCTGCCAAGCGCGAGAGCGCCAAGCACATTGGCACCGTCGGCGAGCGCCGCGAGTTCGATCTGGGCATCAAGTTCACCACCAGCTTCGAGACCCAGTTCGGCTTCACCTTCGTCCATGTCTGCGAAGACGCTGACGGCAATGTGGTGGTCTATAAGGGCTCGAAGCAGCTCGGCGAGCGTGGCGACAACATCGTTGTGAAGGCGACCATCAAGGCGCACGACTACCGCGATGGCGTCGCCCAGACCATTATCACCCGCCCCTCACAAAAGTGAGGGGGACCAGAAAAAAGTTCTTGCACCGAATCGCGAAATGCTTATTGTGAATATCAGACCAACCGGAGACCAACCCCATGTGGCACACCTACACTTTCGAAGAGATCATCGTCCCCCACCGCTCTGGCGTCGTGTATGCAGACGGCACTGTGGATCTTCGTTTTGACCGCGACGGCATCATCGACGTGACCGGCTGGAAGATTAAGCTCACCGACGAGGACGGTGAGCCGCTGCCGATCACTGTGACTGTTGACGACCTTCAGTCCACCATTTGGGAGCAGATCAAGTGGACCGCCGAAGAAGCCTGCTACGAAGACTGAGGAGACCAGACCAATGACCGAAGAACAGAAGCGCATCATCGAACTGGAGGCTGCCTTGCAGGAGGCCTTGGACTTCATCGACAACTACACGGACGTTGAGGACACGCAGACCGGCAACGGCGCCGCGCACCTTTATGCCCACCTGCAAAATATTTTAGGTTGACGACCGGAACAAAGTTCTGGTACACAGAATCATAGACCAACGGAGACCAAACCAATGACCAACCTTGCTGACCGCTACTTCGCCCTCAAGAACGAGATCGACGCCCTCACCCGCCTGTTGGACGAGTGCAAGGCCGAGATCAAGGCCACTGGCCGCGACGAAATCATCGGCGAGCACGCCATCGTCTCTGTCGGCCTGTCGGAGCGCGTGGCGCTCGACCAGAAGGCCGTGAAGGCCATCCTGACCCCGGCCCAGATCATCGAGTGCTCCAAGACCACCCTGATCGAAACCGTCCGCGTGAAGCCCACCGTCAATATCGAGGTTCACAAATGATCATCGAAACTAACGCCAACCAGCTCTACCGGGTCCGCGAGTGTGCGGACCCCAACCTCCCCCACGTTTGGCTGGGCACGCCTGTGAAGCGCGAGCGCTATGCCGAGGGCAACACGATCAAGGTGCGCTTTGTGCCGAAGGCCAAGGCCCGCGAACACCTCATCCGCAAGGCCCTATGCCGGGTGGTGCAGCCATGATGACCTTCTATTGGCAAGGCAAGCTTCTTGGATGGGTTAAGCGTTCCAAGGATGGCCGCTGGCGGGCATTGACGCCCGCTGGCGGCCTGAGCCACCACCTGACCAGCCTTGAGGCTCTGGAGGCCCTCCAATGCTCGTAGAGACCATCATCATCGTCGCCATCGCCTTCCTGATCTGGGCAGGCATCGTGTTCCTCCTGTTCCCTGTGAAGCTCGACAATGACTGACCTGCAAACGCTCCTGCGCAAGCACAACATCCGCCACAAGGATCTCGCCTTCATCACGGGCCGCACTGAGCGTGCGGTCCACCAATGGGTGCATGGCATACGCCCGCTGCCGCGCTCGACCGAGCTGCTGCTCGAAGCGCTCGACGATGGCCGCATCGACGAGGCTTGGTTGGGCCGGGCGCTTAGCAAGCACTTAGCAGCGCCGCGCTAAACACAAAAGCCCGGAAAACTGGGCTTTTTATAATGTTAGTAGTAGATAGTTATTTATCTATATTCATATTTTTAATGCCCAAAAACGAGTCTAATACTACTTTCTAATCTCTCCTAATCTCATGGGTTTTTTTGAAGAGATTTTTTTCTATATAGAGAACTAAGCACTCGGCACTAAAAAATAATGATTTCAACAACTTAGCCTACTAACTACAAAACTATGCACTAAGCACCTGCTATCGGTTGACCGAAATAACAAAACATTACATAAATATAAAACGAAAGGAGATATCCATGTTTACAATTATAAAAGATAGCCTCATCCCGGTCGATGAAAGCCGCTTAGTTTGGCCATGGAAAATGATGGATGTTGGCGACTGCGCCATCATTGATGATCCTGATGCAATCAAAAAAGCTCAGGCCGCTTGCCATACATATGGTCACAAAAACGGGAAAAAGTTCAAAAGCAAAAAAGACGGCGACGTCTTAAAGGTTTGGCGAACTGCATGAAAAAAAGGCCACCTAACTGGTGGCCTTGTATCGCTTGATCGTCGAGCCGTTGAAGCGGTGCTTGGTCTCAAGGATCTCGGCCTTCTTGGCCTTCACCATCTCAGCCAGCGCTTTCTCAATGTCGGCCTTGCGATATTTCCTCATGCGGTTGCAGATCACACCAAGGGTCTCGCCCTCGTCGCCGGAGATCAGGTTCAGCAAGCGCGCACGCAGCGCCTCCGCCGGTGCATCCTTCACCCGTTCATTAGACGTGACGAGGCGGCCCTTTTCTTCAAGGTCGCGCTTGACCAGAGCGAAGGCCCACAGGATGTGTTCCTCGGTGCGGATGCCGCCCGGCACCGCGAGGATCAGCGAGACCTTGGCGACCTGCTCATAGGCACGCATGGCGAGCGCCTCCAGCCCGGTCGCGGCCTTGGCCTCTTCCGCCATGGCCTCGAAGGCGTCCGACACCTTCTCCAACAGCTCCACGCCGCCCGGTGTGGTCGGAACGTGGATCTTGTCGCCGTAATACTCGACACGCTGCGTGCCGGTCAGGTCGCAGCTCCCGGCAGCGTAAAGATCTTCCAGCGACCGGCGCAGGTCTTCGGGCATGGGGCGCTGCTTGAACTTCTTCTTGCGGGGCGTTGTTGTCTCGCGCTCGTTGAAGAGCAGGGACCGGCGAATGAAGCCATTGGTCGCGTTGTAGAAGTCCACCAGCTCGTAAAAGGTCTCAGGGGTGGTAAAGCCACACAGGCTCACGAAGGGGCGCTCCAGACCGAAATCTATGGTCTCCAGAGCGCGCCGAACGGCTGCCGCGCGGGAGATGATGGCAGGCGAAGGGT